GTGCGTTATCCACGCTTTTTAGTACCTTCATGACGCCCGTCAATTCCACTTGTGTGTCCGGCGGTACATCGTCGGTTTGTCCTGTTTCAACCGGTGTATTCACACCCTGTACTTTTTGCTGCTCTGCAGGTTTATCCGGTTGGCGCTGCTCGACTCGCTCTGGTACAGACAGGTGCTCAACCAGCTCGAACGACACGCTCCACTGGCGGTGAGATTCTTGTTCATCGGCGCGGATTGAGCCTTGGAATTTCACTTGGCGAATTTTCAACGCTTCAGCGGTTTTATTACTGATACGGTAGATTTGGCGCGCGTCGTTGTCTTGCGCTTCGGCCATACTGAACAAGTGAGTCAGCAACTGATTTTTGGTAAAAGGGATCACCCCTTTCACCGTCAGTATTTTACCCTTGCTACCTGTTTCCGCTTGGTCGGTGGCCGAGGTTTGGCCGGACATGTCCTGTCCGGCCAATTGTTGACGAACGCTAATGCGTAGGTTTTTTAGTGGGAGCTGTACGCCGTTAAGGATGAGCATTTAGCTCTCACCATTGGTGTTAATCTCAACAGATAGAACGAATGATGATTGAACCTTCGAGCGAGCGACGTCCCTATTACTCACTACGTTTTCAGGTATCGCTTTTCCTGTTTCCTGTAAACGCAATACGTACCAATCCGTCTCTTGAAGATATTTTCGATAGTCATTATCAATATCAAACGGGGAGCGCTCACCACCTAACTCGTCGGTTTCTTGTATAAATCCTGACATTTTATTATCTCCGATGTTCAAAAATTGGTTTATTGATAAAGCCCCATTTACCACTAGGAACTTTGCCCGCTACAACTGCTGGTAAGGCAATCAAACAACTCGCTCCAGGCTCTATATAGAGATGAGGCCCAAATGTATAATTTGCACCGCCATTGCTCATATCGACACTTCGTGTAACTTCATGCCACTTGCCATCATTAGGTACTTTGTCTGACTCACGAGAAGATAAGAAACGCACATCACCTTGCTCTACTTTTATCCAAGCACCAAATGTTATGGGAATGCCATTTGGGATGGGGCCTTGATAAATTGAATAAAACTTATTGATACTGTTTGGCTCAGCATCTGGAGATGTCGATACCCTAACAACAGCGAAATTAGGTTGATTATGCTTGGGGATAGAGCCTTTTATATCTCGCCACATATCTTGGATGATGGGATGTTTCTTATCAGGCTCAACGCCCGATTCAGTAGAAGCCACCATGCGACATTTATGAATGGAACTTGCTCGGTTAGCCCAACCATCTGGGGTTCCCTCAGAACCTTCAACTAAGCTGTCGCCAATCTTCAATTCTTGGTTTTTAGTCAGACGATAGAATGGAAAGTCGGAATGAATATCCGCTATCAATTGCTCATATTCTTTCTCTGCTTTATCCACTCGTTTGTCGATACTAGGCTTGATTTGAGCAACATCATCAGCCAACTTTTTACTGGCTTGTGTTTGTTCAATGGAAGCATCAATCACTTTTTTTAATTGCTGCGTATATTCAGACATCTCGTTCCTCCAGATTCCTTACTTTTTCAATGAGTTCCAAATTACTTCGCATCTGCGATATTCGTTCACCACTTCCTGACAAACTCGCAGAAACCAGCAATGCAATCAGTGGGTCATTTTTCTCCAAACCACCAATCCTACGTACCAAATCCAGAAAGTCAGTCATCAAGTGCTTGTTGCCTTGTTCGTTCACTGCAACTCTCTCACTCAACAAAGTTAGTTGCTGAGAAGACACCATTTCTTTATGAGCCATTTGAACAATGTGAACCTGGCTCGATACCATCCCTGAAACTAAAGAAAGCTCTAACTCTTCCATCTCATCCAGTTTGGCTTCGTAGTTAAACTGCCACGTCTCTGGCGTCACCGTAATATTGGTGATGGCCTGAGCACCTGAGAACTTAAGCAAAAAGTTACGCGTTAAGTTGTTGCCTTCTTCACTGGTGCGTTCGTTGTTCTTACGCTTCGATTGCACCACCATGTGATTGGCTGATATCAACACCCCTTCTTCGCTGACCAGGCCGAGCCAATTGAATTGAAAGTTGCCCACCGTGTTATCTAAAATCAGCGAATAGACGACCTCATTGCCATTTACACAAGCGCTGCGAGTCGGTGCACTGCGAAACACAATCAGGCCACTCGTCGGAAGCGATTGGTCTCTTCGTGGCGGTATCAGTGGGTCTAAGTTAGGCACATGCGCCAGCACAAACTCACGGATCACCAAAGGTTGTTTTGCTTGTTGTTTTCGAGCAATAAGCTGCTCGCCTGCAATGGTAATGACTGCCATAACCTATCCTATTGATGCGCTGTACGTTTCATGGGTGTGACTGAACTCGGTGACCGAAATATGAGGATACGCCGCCGTTGTCACATCAAAGCTGTATCGACGGCAGGTTCTGCCATATTGGCGAACCAAGGCGTCCATCAAGCCAGGGACTTCATTCAAATCGCTGTCTCGCACTTTCACGCTAACCACGTCCCAAGGGTAATAGTTCAAACGCTCATCGATTTCGATATGGGGATAACCCAGCTGATCGAACATGGTTTCCCAGCCCACCTCAGAGCCGCCACCGGTTGCAAAGGCGTAAGCACAATTCACTCGAATACGGTAGATATGCTCGGGCTCTTTAGGCAGACGTTCGATGTCGCGTTGCCAAGCCATCAGATCAACAAATTCGATAGGGGCGACCATCGGGTCTAACTGTCTAAGCGGCCACTCCAATACGTCTTGAACTCGCGACCAATACCCAAGCAAAGCCTGTCCTAGTTTGTAGATTTCGCCCTTACCCATCCAATGCTTGAGCGTAAAGTTAGGCCGTTTCAATACTGACCTCCAAATGGCCCATTCTTGGTACTTCCATGCCATTGGTTAGGTCTGCATTTTCAAATTCAATCGATTCTAATACGGAGAATTCACCGTGCAGCTCTTGGGCCAATCTCGAAAAACTAAACCGCGAAGAAGGCTTGGTTTTCGTGACGTTATAATCGGTGTTCTGCCTAAAGGCCGAACCAATAAAAAGCGCAATATTAGTTTCAAGCTGCGCGCTCTCTTCTATCGACAGTATTCGCCCTATCCACACTCGACACTTCACTGTGATGGTATTGCCTGGCATGGCATACACTCTTAAATCATCACCATGGCCGTGATTCCCTTCGTGATTAATGTGCGTATTCAAATCCGCCAGCATTTGAGGCGATGGCTCCCCAGAATCCAATAGAATAAACGCATTCGCCGAACCTGGACCTCGAGGCGCGTTGTGCTTGAAGTAAACATTTTCACTGTTGATGCCAGCGCGCAACATCAGCAATGAACGGTAAGCCGCATCAATGTGCCATTTAGCCACCCCACTAAATTGATTTCGAATGCGCACCCTTAATTGATCGTCACTTTCTTCATCGGCGCCCGCTTTGATTAACCAATCGGCGGTATTCACCGCACGGCTAATACCTGGAACCGCCGTGGTTAGGACATGGAAATACCCTTCGCCTAGATTAAAGGCCGCGCCTTCATGCTCGGCCTCTACCTTGCCAATCGTTGACGATTCATGCTCTTGCACTGTCGTGTCTTGGCTTAATATCACTCGGTAAAGGGTGCCGTTAATGGGGTCGGTTTGTATCACCGTGCCTTTGGGTACGACAATGGCCGGCCCTTGCTTCGCGGCTCGGTGTATCACCACTTGCCCCGCCGCTTTGGTCGAGGGCTTTCGCTTCACGTTGAATTGCCACGCCCACAAGTCGAGCCATTTGTCTTTTGCCGTCGCCACGAACATATTGGGCAGCACATACCCCACCAAAAAGCGGTTCACCAACCATACCGTTGGACCAATCACCATGGTTTCAATTAAGCGCCAAAATGGAGAATACTGAGAATCGTTGGCGATGGTGCTGCCTTGCTTTCGAGCTTCCTCTTTGAGTGTCGCTTTCCACTCTGAGGCTTCGAGCGGTAACCCCGCCTTTTCAGCGAGCTCGGTAAAGTTCGGTTTCGGGATATCAGTCAAAGTTCACCTCTGTGCTTACGCTGCCAAAGCGCACCGTTTCTGCAAAAATATAAATTTGCCCATCGTTCACTTCTTCGATGCGAACCGTACCAGGCGCCAGACGAACGTCTTCTTCGACCAGAAGTTCGAGTTGCGTGCGCGCGTCGGCTTTTTTCGCGGGACTACGTTCAGCTATCAAATGGATCGCGACATTACTTTCAATAATCGCGTGTTTAATGTCTTGTGCTATCACCGCACGATCATGAATCAACACTGGGTTACGGCCGGCATCGAGTACCACGTCACCGTTTTCAATGAGAATGTCTTGATAAAAGAACTCCGCCATTAGCCCGCTGCCATTTCTAGTTCGCTTGCCATGTCTTGTGGGCTACTCATGTAAGTAGGATAAATCGCAACACCACCGTAATTTGTCGAACTCGTTTGGTAACTCGCAATACTCTTGGCCGCGCCACCTGGCTGGACTTGAGTTTGAGGCGCAGCGCTTTGCACTGACTTGGATTTCACTTCTAAATCATCACTTTCATTGCCAAAGCCTGGTAACCAATCAACAAGCCCTTTTAGGTTTTCCCAAATCCCCGCCAACTTATCCGTAAACCAACTAAAGACACTGCCAAAGACATTTCGCATCGAGTCGGCCATTTGTCCAATGAAGGCAAAGCCAGTGGTATCAGTAAAACCACTCATCACCCATTGCCAACCTGCAGACAGGAATTGAAACAGCGTTTGAAATGGCAGCGTCAGCAGCTCTAACGCCCCTGAAATCACGGAAAACCACCCAATATCTGCCATTTCTACTTTCAGCATTTGCCAACCAAAGACCAAGCTTTTAAATCCGTTGCTTAACGAATCCACCATCTGACCAATAAACGTAAAACCACTAGTATCGGTAAAGCCGCTCATCACCCATTGCCAACCGGCTTTGATAAACTCAAACAGGGTTCTAAATGGCAGCGTAATTAGCGCGATTGCGCCCTCTAACACTTGAAACCAAGTCGTATCACCAAACGACGCTTTCAGGTCGTCCCAGTAATAAATCAGAGCCCCAACCGCTGCAATGGCGGCCACAACACCGGCAGCAATTAAGAAAATAGGGTTAGCCAGTAACGCCACCGATAGTTTCAAGAATGCCCACGTAGCGCCCATCACCCCTTTTGATAATCCCCACATCGCCACCGTGACGGTTTTGGTCACGCCTACACCTAAAGTCATCGTTGCCCAAGCCACTTTCAAAGCGCCAGATATCATGGTCAACAGGCCACCTGCAGCCACCAAGCCCAAAAGAGCTACGCCAGCAAAGCCAATGTATTTGGTGAGATTTGGGAACATCTGTGTCCATTCGATGATTTCCATCGCGCCATCAGACAAACTTGAAACCACAGGTAAAAGAGCGGGCAACAATGCTGCGCCAAAGGCCGTTCGCACCGCAAACACGCCCTGCTCTAGCCGTTCCCATTGGTCGGTCATGGCGCCAGCCATTTGTTCGGCGACATCCAAACCCTTAACTTGGCCAAGCTCAGAAATAGAGTTGGCAAGACCATCCGTGTTTTGCATCAGCAGCTGGATCATGGCCGACGCTTCTTTGGTACCAAACGCTTTGCTCAGTTCAGCCGCTTCTGCCACCGAAATCGTGTCACCGTAACGGCCTTTAATTTGGTTAAGAATGTCTACAATAGGCAGCATCTGCCCTTGAGCATTAGTGAACTGCATGTTCAATGCTTCTTGGGCTTTTGCGGTACCTGCTAGGAACGAACGGTATTTTGTGCCCGCTTCGCTGCCACTCATTGTGGCTTGCAACGTACCGAGAATGGCCATTTGCTCGGTCATGCCGACACCAACAGAGGTCGCCGCCGCTCCAACCGAGGTAAACGCAGAAGACATACCAGCGCCAGTCGTTTTGAACATCTGCACAGCTCTGGCCGTTTGACCACCTAGCGTGTTCACCCAATCCGCTTTGCCCATTTCATTGGCCGAGTTTTGAAAAATGCCATACATGGTCCCAACGTAATTGGTGATGGTTCCAGTATCCGCTTTCGTTGCAGCCGCGAGCACACCCGACGCTCTCGTAAACTCAGACAGCTCGTTACCTCCTAATCCAGCAATCGCGGATTGGATATCATAAGAAGCGGCCACAAACTCCGTCGCTGACTTCCCATAATCCACAGAGAATTTCATTGCCGTTTGAGCAAGGGTTTTTAGTTGGTCATCAGCAACGCCGAGTGATTTGACTTCACCGAGCTTTCTATCCATTTCAATGGCTGGCATTAACGCTTGTTGCAGGGCAAAACCTGCGCCTACCATGCCAGCTGCACCCGAAACCATCGTTTGAGTACCTTGTTTGTAGGTATTCGTTACATCGGATATTTGGCGCTGAATGTTGCCCAGAGGTTTTGATATCTGGTCAATCAATCCAACTTGAAATCTGAGCGCTTCAGGTAACATCAACCACCCTCTTTATGCTGATTAGAGTTAGGCGCCAAAGGCTTTGGCCACCCCACTTGCGGTAACGGCTTGCATGTTTTCCCAATGGTTCTTCTCTAACCAAATCGCATAGGCAAGATTTTGGTCAGTATCAGGGGCATCGGGTAGCCACTTACGCCGCCACGCATACATCTTTTGCCTGTCACTGCCATCAATGGCCGCGACAAGCGCATCTATTTTTTTACGGAGATAACAAGCTTCGGCGTGTACTCTTTAAGAACCGCACCATAAATCTGCATTGCCGCACCTGCGTTCTCATTAGTCATCTCACGCAGTGCGTCTTTTGAACCTTCACTCACACAGCTCATCAAAAAGTTGTGTGCTGCCGCGCTTGGATCACCCGAAAGGATGGTATTTTGCGCTTCGTCGTATTCTGCCGGTGTTGGGTTGAACTCAAGGTCGGTTGTGCCAA